GTATTTGGTTTCTGTGGCTTTGATTTCACCAAATGCTTTGCGAGCCGCTGGTTTACCACCTCCGATAACAGCTCGGATCTGTTCAGCGGGTTTGCGTAGTGTTTTTTGCACAGTTGCCAGAGTATCAAATCCTGCGATTGCACTACCTTTGACTGTGAAGGTACCAATGTGGCTGTCAGCCATGACATGTATTAATTTGCGTTTTGCTGTGTCATATAACCATGCTTCGCTGGCACCGACAAGTTTTGTCACTGGTTCAGATTTGAGTTTGAGTTCGTCAAACTCACGAAGGAATTTGAATTTACGTGTGGTCTTTTCTGGGCTGACAGCTTTCTTGGCACGAGGTTTGCGTTCAACCTTCTTTAACTGAACATAACTGTTACAGTCGTTGATCACTGTTTCACAAAATTTAACACAGTTTTTTAATTGTAGTTTTGTAAGATGACTGTAGCCTTCGACTAGGTCAGCATCCTTACCTTCAAGTACTTCGTTAAATTCAGCTAACCTAAGTTCCCAAACAGCCGATACTGTACCGATCATGTTAGGACTAACATTCATACCACGCATTAACGCAATAGGTTTAAAGTCTGCACTCATCTTGGCACCAGCAACAACAAAATCATCAAACATTCCTTCTAATTCGCCGCAACACTCTGAGATTTTTTCACGCAAGTGATCTTGAATTGTTAATTTTGCCACGGCTGTGTCTGCATCAACTTCTGATTGTGCCTTTTTGATTTCTTGTTTGACTTTGAGCATGGCACTAATCTGTTCGTCAACAATGCCCTGTTCGTGATCGTTGAGTACCAACCCAAGCAAGGTCATGCGACATACCCAGGCTGGAGTTACGCGGATCTGGCTGTCTGGAATGCCACGCATGGTTTTGGCATCTGCCTTACGGCTGTTGTGCTCTAGGTAATGACACAGCATTTCTTTGGCATCTTTTTTACCGTAGTGATAGTTGTACCACTGAAATGCGTTGGCCAGACTGCTGAGACGATTGTCTTCTGTGGGTTGAAATTTCCACTCAGGTTCGTGCCCTACATATTTGGTTTCAGCACCCTTGGGGTTTAGTCTTTTGATTTCGTTTGATTTTGCCATAGTGTTATTGTATAGTAAAGTTTGTGTAAGGTCAACCAAGCAGGTTAGCAAAGGTTATGTGTTGTTCTAAATTTGTAAGTAAATCGTGAACTTTTTGGACCAACTCACGATATTTGGGTGTTTCTCGGTGCATCCTGCGACATTCTACACTTTCCATATCTGCGGCTACAACGGCTTGATCTACTGCTCGAACCATTTTAAGCAGGTCACGTCGGGCCACTTTGTTTTTGACCTGCGCTATGTGCTTTTCTGCACTATCCAAGCGTTGAAATAATTCGTCCATTTTGTAATTATACAATCATTTGAGTTTCAAGTCAATCTAACCCATAAATACATGACTATGCCTAGATTATCAATGTGGCGTCCTAACAGGACGAATGATTACCAATTTATTGACCGTACAGTTTCAGAAATGTACACTGTTGGTGGACTAGATATTTACGTCCACAAATACCTGGGTCCACAAGGTGCCGGCACAGACAACGGCAACAATGATGCCACCATACCCAACTATGCTACAACCAATCCCTTATTCATTGAAGATTTGTTGTTGTTGGAAAACCGCGATAGAGTTTATGCGCCAGACGTGTTTGTCATGCGTGGCGTATATCGCACCCAAGACATAGATTTTGATCTAACACAATTTGGCTTGTTTTTAAATGGTGATACCTTGTTTATCACATTCCACTACAATGACATGATTGACACCTTTGGACGCAAACTCATGTCAGGAGATGTGATTGAGGTTCCTAACTTAAAAGATTATCATCCCTTAGATACTGCCCTGGTCAAGGCGTTGCCTAGGTATTACGTGATCCAAGATGCTAATTTTGCGTCAGAAGGATTCAGTGTTACTTGGTTGCCACACTTATGGCGAGTCAAGGCCACACCCATGGTCAATGCCCAAGAATACAGCCAAATTATCGATCAACCATTTATGCCAGAAAATATCTGGGATCCTGGTAATTTTTATCCGCAAGGCGAAGTGGTCAACAACGGTGGTATCTACTATACCGCTAATAAAAATGTTCCTCCTGGTACTGATATCGCCAACACTGAATATTGGACAGTAACCACACCTGCCACAGTGGGTGATAAACAAACAACCAGACCTCGTGATTTACAGATTAATGATGCTATACTTACACAGGCCTATGAGGATGTTCCACTCAGTGGCTACGACAATGTTAAATTTTATATCTTGCCCACCGGACCCAATGGCGAACCTGGCAGTGCTGGACTCACTGCTGACAACACTACAAATACAGTAGACGGCACACAGCCTGGTGAGGGAATTACGCCTAAAGGATTTGGCTACGCACAAGGGTATCTTACAGGATCAACTCATGCACCTAACGGATTACCAGTTACTCCAGGTGTACAATTTCCGCCCACACCGGTAGCTGGTAACTACTGTCTGCGGCTGGACTATTTCCCCAATCGTCTGTTTAGATTTGATGGACGGGCATGGTTGGCCATCACCGATAATGTGCGTACTGATCTTGATTACGCTACCTTGGCACTTACACAACGAGCCAGCTTTGTAAACAATACCTACACAGTGCCTACTACAGATATTGGTAACATTCCAAGTCGACAAAGCCTTAGTAAAATTTTAGAAATTCAACCCGATAACGGTGACCAAGGTGGCAATATTACACCTGCCAACCCAAGACCTCCAGGGAGATAATATGATTATCTATAAAATTACTAATTGCATTAACGGTAAGATATACATTGGTCAAACTGTTCAAACCAATCCAAAAATGCGTTGGTATAGTCACCAAGCTGATGCTCGCAAAGGTAAAAAGAGTCATCTATATGATAGTATGAGAAAACATAGAGTAGAAAATTTTTTATGGGAAATAATTGATCAAGCAGATACAGTAGAACAACTAAATGAACTTGAAGCTAAATGGTTGAATCACTATCGCTTGGGTGGCGAAGTTTATAATAATCGCGAAGCTGGAGGCAACAAAACACACAGCGCAGAAAGTATTGAAAAGATGCGCAGGGTCAAGAAAGATGAACACGCTCAAAGAAGAAGAGAAGGCCGAGAAGGTGGGTGGAAAAGACGAGATGGTGGTCCAATGAAGGGCAAGATACATAAAGAAAGCACAAAAATTTTAATGAGTCAATCAGCATATACTAGAGAAGCTCGTAAAAGAGGAGAACTATAGTGGCGTCCTTCTTTTATGACCAACAAATACGACGCTTTCTGTTACAGTTTGCCAGAGTGTTCAGCAACTTTGATGTGGAGTATGGTGCCAACCAAGCCGGGCAAGGGCCTGGAAGTGATGTAGATACCTTGGTTCGTGTGCCGGTGCGCTACGGCGATTCCAGTCGACAAGCACAGACCATACTGCAAAATAATTCGGCCAATGACATGCCGTCAACTCCAATGATGTCATTTTATGTCACAGATTTAAAATATGATCGTCCACGTATGCAGGAACCTTATTTTGTGGACAACATCAGAGTAAGACAACGCACCTATGACACGGCTACAGACACTTACGAAACCACGCAAGGCAACGCATTTACTATTGAACGTGCTATGCCTGTGCCATATGAAATGACTATAAATCTTGACATTTGGACTAGTAATACCAATCAAAAAATGCAGTTGCTGGAACAGATCTTAACTTTGTTTAACCCAGGATTGGAAATCCAAAGCACTGACAACTACATTGATTGGACCAGCTTAACTGTGCTGTATCTCAAAGATGTGCGTTGGTCAAGCAGGACTGTGCCTGTTGGCACTGACAATCCCATTGATGTTGCTACGTTATCGTTTACGTTACCCATGTGGATTACTCCGCCAGCCAAAGTTAAGAAATTGGGCGTGGTTGAACGTATTATTGCCAGTGTGTATGATGCACAAGGTGATCTCACCAATGCCCTGACCAACAGCGATTTATTGTTGGGTACACGGCAACGATTTACACCGTATGGTTACCAAATTTTATTGATTGATGGCAAACTACAGGCCCTACGTCAACAACAGGTCATAGACGAGCCCAATGAGAGTTTGATTCCACCTGATAGTCCATCTAGTAACTTATTATGGCACAGTGTGGTAGATATGTATGGTACCTTACGTCCTGGAATCAGTTATGTTACCCTAGAACAACCAGATGGAACTGACGTGAGTGGTACTGTGGCCTATGATCCCACCGATGATAGATTTTTGTTGTTTACTGTAGACACCGGAACTGTTCCACCTAATACCTTGGCGGCAGTCACGGCTGTGATTGATCCTCTTACCAGCGGTCCGGGTGATGGATTGGCTGTGGCTGTTGCAGGCCAACGATATCTGTTTACACAGGCCACAGGATCATACGATAATCCAGGGTTAACCAATCCTGATGCCTGGGAAGGTGCAGGTGGCCAACCATTGATAGCCCGTGCCAATGATATTGTAGAATACACTGGCACACAGTGGCAAGTTTCTTTTGACAGTCTATCAAGTCCAGATAATATACAGTATGTCACAAATATTACTACAGAATTACAATATCGTTGGACCGGCTCAGTGTGGGTCAAGAGTTATCAAGGACTTTATCAGGGAGGCTCGTGGAGTCTAGTATTATAAAAGCGGTAGGAGTTTGGTTTTATGCTATTAACACCCGCCGGTATCTATATCTCATGCGTAGCGATCCCAAACATCCAGGTGCCTGGGGCTTGCCTGGGGGTCGTGTGGAATCTGGAGAAACTTTACTGGATGCTATGAATCGCGAATGCCGTGAAGAATTAGGATTTGTTCCAGAATATTTTAGAATGATTCCATTGGAAAAATTTACCACAGTGGATTCAGGATTTGAATACCATACTTTTTTCTGTATTGTTGACACGGAGTTTCAACCGGTACTAAACAACGAACACTTGGGCTATGCTTGGATTGATTCGGGTACCTGGCCCAAACCCATGCATCCTGGCCTATGGTCAACTGTGAATTTTGATGCGGTGCAAAGCAAGATTCTAACTATAGAAGCCAGTGTTCAAACGTCGCAATAACCGATAAAGTCTCGATAAGGCATTGTTTGCGTGTTAAAACAATTGACCCATGCATCGGGCATTCGAGTTGCTTCACCTACTAGATAAAATTTAACTCCGGCATAGGAAGAAAATATATCGGCAATCTGTCCAATCCAGCTGTCATTGCCTCCGTTGGTTTCATCGGTGTAGCCTAATAAAAATATTTCTCGGTGACCATCAAACGCAGCAAGATATATCACAGTGGCCAAGTCAATCAATCTAGGACGAAATGGAATTAAATAAAATTCTCCTGGATTGGCAATACAATTTCGCGGAGTGGTATAAACAATGTTGTCTCGTTGATATCCTGTTTCTAAAATTTTATTTAGATTATCTAGTTGTGTCTCTACTGCAAAATCCAATCGCATTTCGTGAGCAATTGATCCGGTACCATAGATTTGTAATTTTTTTGAACCCAACAAGCCGCCACGATGACGTTGCAATATTTTATAGTCAAACTGTTGGTTGTCTAAATTGCTACCAATACAGGCAGCACGTCCAGAGATGTGTTGGTTTTCAATGGGATTCGGAATCCATTCGCGTGTTTCTGTTTTTTTACCGCCGGACCACGTCGATTCAAGTATTACAAATTCGCCAGCATAGTCAGATCTATATCTGGCTTGCATTAGATCCTGCCTACTGCCACTTCGATTGTGCCCACTGTTTCAGAGTTGTATGCTTCTAATGCTTTGCCAATGATACAACCTGGTTGGTACTGTGACATATCTAAACGTGTGGCAATGCCAGGTGTTGAACTGGCAACTAGACGGTCGCCCTTGGCAATAGTACCAACTACGTGGCATGGAACTCGGCCAACTAAGGCCACTTCTAATGCATTGGCACAATCAAGTGTGCTATTCATCAAGTAGCTGGGATTTGTACTCACAATGCCAGCTATTTGGGTGCTGTGTGATTGTGTTGTGATTGTAACTTCTTCAGTGCCACCAAAATCAAGCACAGTTCCAGGAGTGTATTCAGAATCGGCACAGTACATCTCTGCCAAGTCAGCGTATTGTGCGCTTGTGGCTTTGGCAAATATGGTATTGAAGCTGAGTGTGGCACTACCAATATTGGCTGTGGCATTACCTGTTGGCATGATGTTGGCGCCGGTAGTAACGTTGCCAGTTCCATTAGTAATTAAATTGATGTTACCATTAGTTGCAGTTGTTTGCAAATCAAGATTACCAGTGTTGTCGACTAGTATTCCAGTTATAACCAAGTTACCACCGGTAATGTTGCCACTAGCACTTAAACTAGTACCGGTCATTACTCCACCTACTACACTGGCGGCTGTTGTTGTGCCAGTAACACTTGTACTTGCACCACTAACTGCGCCAGTTACACTAACGCTGGTACCGGTCATTACTCCACCTACTACACTGGCACCGGTTATGACACCTGTAACTGATACAGTGGTACCTGTGTGATTAGTGGCACTGATATTGCCGCCGGTGATGTTACCTGTAACACTGGATAATCCAGTTGTAAATATGCCAGTGCTGGCTACTACAAACACATTACTTGTACCTGCTATAGTAATATTAGCATTACCGCCACTGGTGCCAATGTTAGCTTCACTGGTACCGTTAAATATTTTGCTAGCACTGAGTCCTGTGACTGTGCTGGCATTTCCAAACAAATATGCACCAGTGACGTTGCCAGTGGCACTAATCAATCCACCAGTTAAGATGTTGCCACCAGTTATATTGCCACCAGTAATTGTACCAGTGGTTGATATTACATTTGATCCTAAAGTAGCCAAGTTGGAATTGCTATATCCAGCTGGTAGGCCAGTTAACGCTGAGCCGTTACCAATGATATAAGCACCAGTTATGTTACCAGCAGTCGAAACACTTGCTGGAGCAAACGATCCTACTACCAATGATCCACTGGCAATAACGTTGCCGCCGGTGATATTACCCGAAGCTGATATACCTGTTGTGCCGTCTAATGAAAGTGCCATGTTATCTTATCCTTAATCTAGTACTATTTAGCTGTTTATGGAGCATACACATACACCGTTGATGAATTGGGCACAGTTAGATTATACCCATCGCCAAACACCAATGGCCCTATTAGCATGGCGTTGATACCAGCGGCCACAATGATGTTGGATGTGATAGTTTTTGGAGTTCCAAAGGCGCCTTGTAAGGTCAAGGATCCGGTACTGAATACAGCTACATTTGCTACGCCGCCTGCTGTTACAGTAACGTCTCCACCGGCGGTGTTTACCCATACATTACTGTTGCCGTTTTCAATTTTTGTTACCGAAATTGCGGAACTGATGCCAGTAAGGAAATATCCATTTCCTACAAAGAAAGTGTCTGTGGTGACGTTGCCAGTGGCGCTGGCTTGCCCAATTGTGCGTATATTACCACCTGTAACATTACCACTAGCACTTAAACTAGAACCTGTCATTACTCCACCAACAACACTAGCGGCAGTGGTTGTTCCGGTTACGCTAACACTACTACCAGTAATTACACCACCCACTGTTGAGGCTGCTGTTTGAGTACCAGTGACACTTACATTAGTACCTGTGTGATTTGTTGCTGAGATGTTCCCACCGGTAATATTACCAGTGACACTTAACAATCCAGAAACATATTCACCAGTAGTAGCAAACACAGCTATATTACCTGTGCCACCGACTCCTACTGTGACATTACCACCCGAACTGACCACAGTTACATTACTTGTACCATTGTTGATATTGGCTACACTGGTGATAACTCCGGTAAGTGAGGCACCGTTGCCTAATATGTAATTTCCAGTAACGTTGCCTGTGGCACTTACAGCTCCGCCAGTCAAGATATTACCGCCGGTGATGTTGCCGGCAGTTATGGTTCCTGTAGAACTGATGGTATTACTGCCATACACGGCCAAGAACGCAGCTACGTTGGTGTTGCCGTATGTAGCTGGTAAACCTGTGAGTTGGCTACCGTTACCAAAAATATAGGAACCGGTGATGTTGCCAGTAGCACTTACTAATCCACCAGTTAGGACGTTACCAATAGTGATGTTACCTGTGACACTGGCTGTTCCAGAAGTTACAGTTCCTGTGCTACTGATCAGCAAAACATTAGCAGTGCCAGCACTACTTATAGTAACATTTGCATTTGAGTTGACCACAACATTGCTTGTGCCACCTGATATTGAGTTGGCCATGTAGTTTTGTGTAAACGTCAGGGCCGTGGTATTGATTATGATAGGATCGTCGGTGATCAATTTCCACTGTGTGTCAGCATAGATTATACCTTCGGTGACCATGACAATCATACCGGCTTCGATTTCACCGTTTTCGTTGCCGTCTGACGTTCTGGCCCAGGTACCATTTGATCCGGACCCCAAGGTAGTTACATAATATAATCCATTTTGAGTACCTGTAGTTTGGGCTATAACTAATATACGATCACCAGTGCTAAGACTAACACCATCTACTAGACTAGGGGCGCCACCGGTCAAGGTAATATTAATTGTGGTAACCACTCGTGTAGATTGTTTGTAGTCTAAGTTAAATATCTGCGCAGCACGCGGTTTGGTTAAGCCCATTGTAGTTCCCGTAATATCTAATATTTAGCCAAAAAAATAGGACTGCTCAGAGTCCTATTTTTGATGCAAAAAGATATTAATATCCAAATCTTGTCCGATAAGCACTCCATTGAGCTTGTATCTGTGTCAGGGTTAGCACACTGTCCCATACTTTGACCAGGCCTACGTCGGCAACGGGCACTTCTGAACTGGTAGTACCAGAGAGATATCTACCAAACAATCTCAAGCCATCAAATCCGCCGTTTGTAGTATCAGTACCATAAGTGGCGGTTGGAATGGTTGAATTAGCAACATAGTTTTGCGATAGTGGTGAACCGGCATTACCGTTGTATGTTGCCCAGATAAATTGCCACGCATTGTCTTGTGGAATAGTAGAGCCCACAAAGTTACCGTTAAAGAAAGCATTTTGATTAGTTGCATATAAGCCTAATAACCAGTCTGGACTGGTGCTGTTGGCGTTTAACAATCTACCATCAGAACCTGTTTGCGATCTGTACACCATCATCACAGTATAAGGGTCTGATGTTGTGGAATAATTTGGACCAAATGCTAAGAAGTCTGTATCAGTATCTGCGATCTTGCGGAATATTCCGCCGTTGGCGGCAGACCATGTCATGCTACCGCCAGGGTTTAGTGTTGTTATGGTATAACCGCCTGTGCCTGCTATGGTGGTTCCGTTGACAGGAACGGCTGAGTAGCTGGCTGCATCAAGACTAAGAACTAGGACGGGCTCTGGTGGACCACCAATTTGCCAACCTGCTCCTATTGACCAACCTGGTCCAATGCTTACTTTTGTTGATACTGACATGTGTTATCCTTTAATCTACTTATCCGATAAAAAGATAGGGCCCTAAGACCCTATCTCGTACAGTGTTACCTGTTTTAGAAGCGTCCAACTACTACTTCTATCGTGCCTTCGTCACCATCAAAGTCTTCCAAGGCTTTACCAATCACAGAGCCAACTTGTGGATCAGCTTCTGGTCTAGCACGACCCAGGCCTGCGGCCACCATCATGTCGCCCTTGCGTACTGGGCCAACAACCATGGTTGGAACACGACCTGTCAAGGCCACTGTGACCACATGCTCGGCTTCTAATCCTGAGTTCATGATGTAACTTGGGTTTGTACTTACCACGCCAGCAATCTTGCGGTCTGCGTCTGTGGCATTTACTGTGACTTCGTGTGTGCCGCCAAACACTACCACTGTTCCTGGAGCATAAGCAGAATCACCTGCGTAGTTCTCTGCCAAGTCAGCGTATTGTGCTGAAGTGGCTTTGGCAAATATGGTATTGAAACTTAATGTGGCACTACCGATATTGGCTGTGGCATTGGCCGTTGGCATGATATTAGCACCGGTGTTGATGTTTCCACTACCATTAGGTAACAAGCTAATATTACCATTGCTGCTAGTAATAATACTCAACGCACCTGTGTCAACAATGTTACCAACAAGGCTCAAATCGCTGCCAGCAGT